CCATCAACCGTGATGTCCACGCCCGTCACGACCGGGTAGTACGACTCACTGTCCGTTGCCGGGTACGGCGTCTCCAGCTCCAGCACGGTCACGCGCACCTGCACTGCCGCACCGAGCGTCTTCGCGAACGACACCGACAGCCCGTTGTAGTCGGTGATCGCTGCGGCCTCGCCCTCCGTCAGCGACAGCTCGTACGTGGTCGCCGTGTCCGTGAGCGCGAACACGCTCGTCGCGATCGTCGTCGCGCCTTGCTTCAGCGCGACGGTCACCGACTCGGCTGCGCCCGCCGCCTTGAACGCGCGGAAGCGGACGACGTGCCCGGTGTGGTCGGCAGGGTCCGTCGTGTCCGCGATGCCGACGACGAACGCGGAGCCCGCAGCCGTCGTGCCTGGGCAGCCCACGTAGTCGCCGTCGTCGTACAGCAGCACCGTCTCGTCGAGGCACTCCCAGGTCTGCCCGACCGACGCGCCCCAGCCCGTACTCGTCGAGTCCGGGTTGCTGAGCTGCACCTGCCCGCCGATCACGCGGTCAGGGACTTCGACCTCGATCTCCGACACGCGCACGGCGACTGCCGCGCCGAGCTTCTTCGCGACCTTGACGCGCAGCGCGGCGTAGTTCGTGATCGACGCAGCCTGCCCCGAGGACAGCGTGATCGTGTAGTCCGTGAACGAGGTGGTGAGCGCGAACGTCTCGGTCACGATCTCGGTCGAACCGACCAGCAGCGTCACGTCCACCGACTCAGCGAACGCCGCGCCGCGCAGCGCGCGGATGCGGACGTAGTGGGCGGCGTCCGAGCCCGGATCGACGAGCTGCGTGACGTTGACGATGAAGTTCTCGCCTGCCGCTGCGGTGCTGAGACACAGCGCGTAGTCGCCGTCGTTCGGCGTTGCGATCGTCGCGTCGGTGTCCTCGTGCAGCGAGAGCGCCGAGGCTCCCCAGCTCACGTCGTTGAACGCGGTCGAAGTCGGGACTGCAAACTGCGCCATCAGACCAGCTCCTGCAAGGTGACGGCCAGCTCGTAGTGGTTCGCGGTGTTCTGTCGCACGGTGATCGACGCTGGGACGATGCGAACGCTCAGCGACGACTCACCAGGAGGCGTCCAAGTCAGCGACAGCGCGCCGCCGAGCGACAAGTCGCTCAGCTCCTTGAGACGCTGGTAGTGCCGACGCAGCGCGAAGCTCCACCGCAAGTCCCACAGCCTGCGCTCCTGCTTACTCGTCGCGCGTGCGACGCTGCTCTGCGTCTGGCGACGGTTCACTGTGCCGCTCTGCGGCTGCGACCACACCGAGCGCCGCTCGCGCACGACGCCGAGCGGCAGCTCCAGGTCCAAGTCGAAGGTCGCCACGTCCGTCACAGCTTCGCCCTCTTGGCGTCGAGTACCGCCTTCGCCAGCGCGTCGGTGAACTTCTCCTTCGCGTACCCACTCGACACGACCTCGGCTGCGGTGAGCCGGAACCGCAGCTTGCCCGGTGGGATCTTCGACGACTTGACGAGCAGGAACAGCAGCTCCAGCTTCGCCTTCGTCGCCTTCGCGGTCACGCCAGTCCCGAGCCCGAGTCCGCGCGCGGTCCCCTTCGACACGCGCTCTTGCGAGCGCGCGATGAACAGGTTGCCGCGCTTCGACTTGAACACGAACGAGTCGGTGTACGCGCGCGGCGACCTCTTGAGCAAGCCGGACGACGTGAGCGCTGCGTCGAGCGGGATCGTCAGGTACTTGCGGTGCTTCGGCGTGATCGTCGCGCCATGCTCAAGCGACAGCGTGTAGTTGAACCGCGCGGGCATGTCGGAACGGAAGCGCAGCGCGAGGTCCAGCATCTCGCCGCGCGGTCGGTTCTGTAGCAGGAACATCGGCGGGTCAACGACCGTGCCGAGCGAGTCGCTGAGCGTGCCACTGCGATTGCCCGCGAGCGCGCGTGGTCCGCCGCCGCGACTGTAGCGGTTCGCTACGAGCGATGCCGTCATCTGACGCAGCCACTCGTTTCCGACCTGCTCGAACGCCGTGTGCATCCGGCGCAGCACCGCGCCGCGCATCACGTCAAGCCTGCGGTTCGTCTCGTCTGGTCCGCGACCGGGTGACCAGTTGAACACCACTTCGGTCATGCGACCCTCGGTGCCCGCATCGGGCGCAGCACGTTCGTCAGGCCCTTCAGCCACTGCACCTCGCCCGTCCACTGAGTACCGCCCTGGGGCAGCGTCTCGGACTGCGAACCCGGTGCGGTGCGGCGCTGGAACTCGTGGCGCACCTGCTGATCGACCCACTGCACGACCTCGGGGAACGCGACGATGAAGTTGTCGGTCGTGTCCGCGAAGCCGCCCGTGTAGACGACCTGGAGCACGCTCGGTCCCGCCTCGTACTCGCCGAGCAGGTGCAGCACGCCGAGCCGCGTGTCCACGAAGTAGTCGTCGCTCGCCGTCAGCAGCGCGCTCGCACCGAAGTCGCGGTTCGTGTCGTGATGCACCGAGGTCGTGGTCGTGATCGGGTACGAGCGCAGGTACACGCGCGTCTGGAAGTCCCGCAGGTCGTAAAGCTCGGTGCGCGACGTGGACTGCACGCCGCGCCCAAGCCATCGTTCCACCGACGCCGACACGTTCTCGATCAGCAGCTCCAGGTAGTCGTCGTGCGTCCCGTCTTCGTCGAGATCGAGCGACACCTTCACGCGGTCGATGTTCGTCAGGAGGAACTGCGCCATTGATCAGTCCTTGTCGAGCGGTGCCACGCTTCCGACCGCTGCCTTGCCCTTGACGTTCTGCGCTGCGACCTGTGCTCGCGTCGGAACCTTGGCGGGATTCTGGCCGCGCAGCTTCGCCAGCTCCTTCCTCCAGGTCGGCGGGTAGTCGGCCTCGGGCTGCACGAACACGTCGCCGTCAGGTGCTACGCGCTCGCCGTCCTTCAGCTCGCGGAGGTTGTGCGTGTACCCGGTGATGAACGGGTCGTCCGCGTAGACGCCGAGCGCGCGCGTCTTGCCGCTGCCCTTCTTGCGCGAGCCGAGCCCGCGCAGCGTGCGATCCGGCCACGTGATCGAGCGGTTCTCGATGACGACCAGAACGCGGTGAGGGTCGAGCGGTGCCTTGTCCTTCATGATCTCTTGCTCCTTGTGGGTTGAGTGGTCCGGGTGACGCGAGAACGTCGCGCCACCCGGAGCAAGAGCCTAGCAGGCGATCAGGCAGGCGTCGGCAGTTCCTTGTCCCAGCCCGTCGATTGCGCGCGCGCGTTGATCGGGTTGAACAGGACGTAGCCGATGCCGAACGCGCAGGAGCCCGCGTTCGACGCCACGGTGGCGGACACCTTGAGGAACCGCTTGAGCGTGGTCCCATTCAGGTCGATCACGGACGACACGGTGGTGTTGGCGCTCGCATCGGCATCGGCGATGGACGTGAAGATCGCCGTGTAGGGCGACGCGACGGCGGTGTACGTGCCGCCCGACGTGTCGCACTCGGTCAGCGCGACGGCGATGGTGCCGTCCGTCTTGACGCCGATCTGCATCTGCAAGATCAACTGGTCCCAGCCCAGCGTGTCGATCGCGGTCTGCGCGGTCGTCGCGCCGTTGGCGTAGGCGTTCTGCACGAGCGCCGACCCGGCCTTCGCGCAATCTCGGAGAGAGTAGTTCATGTGGAGACTCGGAAAAGGAGAGAGGTGTGTTGGAGGTTGGGCGGGCGCAGCGCTCGTCACGCTGCGCCCGCAGGAAGATCACGCGCTGCTCACGTCCCAGGCGTTCGACCACGTGGCGAACGACTCGACGTGGCGCAGGCCCACGTCCATCATGCTCGTCGCGCGGTAGACGGTCTGACGCTTGGCGAAGTTCACGTGCTCGCTCGTCGCGATCACGATCCCGCCCCACATCGGCACCAGCACGTCCGCCCAGTTGCCGAACAGCAGCTCGGCAGTCGTGCTGCCCGCGAGTTGCGTGGTCGTCTTGTACGGGTAGCCGTACATCGAACCCGGCACCATCATCGAGTTGCCGCCCGGTGCCGCGTTCACGAAGCTGGGCGCTTGGAACAGCGGAGCGCCCGAGGTCATGATCGTGCTCATGAACTTCCGCTTGCCCTGCGGGTGCATCGCGAAGCCGAGGCGACCCTTCAGAGCGTTCGCGTCCTCGACCTTGCCGATCAGCGTGTCGAGCGCTCTCGTCACGGTCTGCACCGCGTCGATCGCGCCGTAAGCGGTCGGAACCGCCGACGAGCCGATGCCGCTCGTGTTGAGGATGCCCACGGGCTCGCCGCTTCCGCCGCTGCCCTTCAGGACGTACGCGTCGGCCTTGCGCGCCATCGACTCCGCGATCAGGCGACGCAGGTCGGCGTCGAACGCGGGGTCGGCGAACATCAGCATCCGGTTCGACACCTCGATCAGCTCGCCGAACTCGTGCGGCGTGAGCATCAAGCGGTCGTACTCGATGTTCGTGGTTCCCACCGCTTCGTTCTCGTCCACCTGACTCGCGGTCGGCGCGACCGCGATGCGCGGCAGCATGTACGGCGTGCTCGTCGGTTGGATGACGCGCGCGCCCAGCGTGATCGCGATCGACTCGGCAGCGAGTTCTTCGATGATCTCGGCGGACAGCTCGCCGGGGATCACGAAGCCGCCGAGGTGATCGAAGCCAGCCGCTTGCGCGGTCTTCAGCCGGATCTCGGCTGCGGCCTCGACGATCTCGCGCTCGGGGAACTTCTTGTGCTCGCCGATCGGAGCCCACTTGTTCGTGTAGCCCGCGAGTCCGCGCGACAGCGAGAAGTCCTTGGCCGGGTCGCCCGTCTTGGTGATGCCCACGAAGTCGCGCTCGCGCGCGGTCTTCGCCATCGCCTTCAGCGTGGCCTCGTTCTCGTCGATCCGTCGCTTCAGCTCCTCCACCTGCGCGGTGTTGGCCTTCAGCGGGTCGATCATCTCCTTCGCCATGCGGGCGAACAACGCATCGAGGTCGGTCAGCTTCGCCTCGATCTCCGGGTTCGTGACTTCGGGCATGTGATTGCTCAGAGGGAAAGGTGTTGCGCGATCCCGCCGAGGCCACACGGCTTCACGTTCGGAGTCGCGTTCGCATCCGCAGCAGCAGCCCTTCGAGGTCTGCGCGCGGCGCGGGTGTCTGCTTGACGACTGCGACTTGCGGCGCAGCGTCGTCCTTCGCCTCGGGCAAGGGCTCGATCTTCGGTGCGTCGAGCGCACCGACCGAGCCACCCGCAGGTAGCCGCATCGACTTCGCCAGCGCGTCCGCGATGGCTCGCTCGATCCGGTCTGCCACCGATTCGAGCACCCGGTCGGTCATGGCGTCAAGGTAGGACGTGGCGACTTCCCCAGGCTCGTCGTCCTCCGGGTCGCCGCCGAGTCCCGCCGCCGTGTCCACGGTGTCGAGCACGCTCGCGACCGTCTGAAGGCACTGGTCGAGGTAGTCGTGGCACGCGCGCAGCGACGCCACCTGTGCGGCGTTGAGCACGACGGTCACGTCGCCTTCAGCCTTGGTGACGCCCTTTTCCTGCGACTCGGGCTGGACGATCGACAGGTCGAGCCGATGCGCCATCGCTTCAGCCGCCTTGCTCCTGCCGAGGTCCGCGCCCATGTCCACGAACGCCCGCACGCGAGCGCGTGCGCGCTCCAGCGAGTCCTGCGGGCCGAGCCCGTAGGTCTTCACCCACAGGTCCGCCTGTGCCTTCGTCACCTTGCCGCTCGACACGAGGTCGCCGAGCGCCAGCTCGACCGACTTCTCGATCGACTTGCCCTCGATCGCGACCGCGTACGGGTTGCACGGGATCGGTGCCTGCGACAGCTCCAGCAGCTCGGCCTCCTGGATCTCCCAGCCGTACGTCCCGAGCCCGAGCAGCGCGCGCTCGTCGTCGTCCTGCGGGCGGTAGATCTTCAGCGGGCGGAAGCCGACCGACACGCCGCGCACCGCAGCGCGACCGTTCGGCAGTCCCTCGCCGCTCGCGAGCGACCACGCGAGGTCCGCGAGGTCGCTGATGCCGGACTTGAGGTACTGGATGTCGAACAGCAACGCGGGCTCGGTCTTGCCGTCGATCATCACGTCGTCCACCCACACGCGCGTCGCGCTGCCGATCGCGGGCTCGTCGCTGCGATGGCACCAGAAGAACGGACCACCCGCGCGCGCATAGCCTGCGAGCTTCCAGCCCGCGCCGTTCGCGCCCGGTCCATCGGTGCGCCCGCGCTGCCGGATGCGGTCACCCGCGCGGTCCATGTGCTCCGTCGAGCCGATGTACCTGATCGTGCGCGCCTCCTTGTCGAGCACCTTCGTCTCGTGCGCGCTGCCCTCGACGCGGAAGCCGACCTCGGACTTCGCGGCGTACACGTCGCTCGCCGACATGCCCTCGAAGTCCTGCTCCGTCACGAGCCCGAGCTGCATCTTCTCCGACAGTTGCTTCTTCGTGTGCATAGCTATTCGTCGCCTTCGTCAACAGGAACCATCACGCACTGGCAGTTGATCACGTCGCCCGCTGCGTTCGGGCCGGACGCGTTCGGGTCGCGCGCGTACTTGAGGCGCGTCCCGTGGATCGTAGTGATCGTCGAGCCCACGTCGAAGACTTCGCCGTCCAGCTCCCAGTGCGACTCGCGCACCGTGCCGCCGCCGCCGCCCTCTGCGGGACCGCGACCCGACGTGACCCAGCGGTGCTTCTTCAAGCTGCCGTTCTCCACCTGCTCCTCGAACGCGGCGTTGCGCGCCGTCGCCTGCACCTGACCGATCTCGGTGCGCGCGATCGTCTGCGCGCGCACGTTCGACGTGTTGTAGACGCGACGCACCGAGTCCTTCACGTCTTCGAGCGCGCCTTGAATGCGCTCCGCAAGCGAGCCCGGTCCTTCGTGGTCCGCGAGCGCGTCGATGATCGCCTTCTTCGTCTGCTTCGCGACCGTCGAGTTCACGCCCTCGGCGAGCTTGATGCGCTTCTTCTTCAGGAACGACACCAGCTCGTCGCTCGTGTGCGGCAGGATGTCCGCGCCCAGGTCGTTCGCCGCGTTCTTCAGCCCCGCCTTCAGCGCGTCCTCCAGGACGGTCGCGACCTGCTTCTGCATCTCGGCGTCCCACTCGTCCGCGAGCGCGACAACGAGCTTGTCGATCTCCTTGCGCGACACCTTCGCCTTCGCGCACCAGCCGATCTCGCGCAGCTCGGCGTCGCTGTGCTCGACCGCGAGCCTGCGGTTGATCCGCTTCCACGCGCGCAGCGCTGCGTCGTCGCTCAACGCCTCGGCCAGCGAGCCAAGCTGGCTCGGTGAGAAGCCGCGCTGCCGCATCGCTGCGGGCTCGAACGCCTTGCCCGCCTCGGCTGCCTTGTCGTCGAGCGCGCGGAGCTGCGCGGCACGCATCTGCGTCAGCACCTTCGTCACCTTCGCGCGCATCGCCGCGACGAGCTTGGCCTCGGACTTCGCGGCCTTCGCGATGTACTCGCGGCGCGCGTCGTAGTCGCCGTACTTGTCCGTCTTGACCACGCGCGGCTGCACGATCGCGCTCGACGGCAGCGACTTGTCGGGCTCCGGTGCAGGCGCGGGCGGCGGCGGCGCAGCAGGCTCGGGCGCGGGCGGCTTGACCTCGACGTTCGACACGATTCGACGCGCCTCTGCCTCGTCCACGCTCGGGAACGCGACGAGGATCACCGCGACCGCTGTCTCCGGGCTCATCTCGCCAGTGCCGACGAGCGTGACGATCTCGACCAGCGACTGAACCTGCGCGCCGTTGAGCGCCGTGTCGGCGACCGCTGTCGTCGCGCCCGCTGCTGCGTCGGTTGGCGTTGCGGCCTCGTCCCCTTCGGCCTCTGGATCCGCGTCGCTCAGCACCATCGGCGTCAAGCCCACGGGCATGAACGACAGGTCGCTGCCCTCGAACTCCTCGATGTTCAGACCCACCTTGCTGAGCGCGAGGTTGATCGGCACGCCGACTTGGATGAGCGACTGCGCGGCGAGCGCTTGCTCCTTGATGTCGCCCTTCAGCACCTCGACGCGGCTCGTGTCGTGGCGGCAACGGATCCGCTGGAACGCGCGGTCCCGGAGGCGCGGGAAGAAGTTGCTGTTCAGCCGACTCTCGCGCGCCATCGCCCAGGTCAGCACCTTCATCTCGTAGTACGCCTTCAGGTGCCCACGGAACGCCGCGTAGTTCTCAGCGAGCAGTCCGATCAGCGGCTCGGGCGTGCGGAACACGCCAGCGATCACGCTGCGGTTGTACTTCGCGAGGTCGCCGTAGCTCATCACCTTCGGCCCGACTGGCGTCTGCTCGTACTTCGCCTCGCCCTCGACGACCAAGACCTCGCCGACGCGACCGGGCTTGCGCTTGTCTTCGAGCTGCTGCGTGAGCCGATCGAACTGCTCGTCCGTCAGCGTCGAGCCGACCGCAAGCACGCCGCCCATGTCACCGCCGTTCGTGAGCAGCGCGCTCTGGTAGCGCTGCGCGAGGTAGTTCTGCGCCGCTTGCCCGAGCACGGCCTTTACCGGGCCGAGCCCACGGAACATCGACGACGGGTGCTCGTACCTGTGGTTCAGCACGGCAGCGAAGGGGAACTTGCGCTGCACGCCGCTCGCTGTCGGTGCGAGCCAGAACTTCGGGAACGCGCTCGCGCCGACCGTCTCGGTCTGCACGATGTCGCCGCGCACGGGCCAGATCGCGGCAGGCAAGTCGATCAACGCTGACGAGCCCTCGCCGTACGTGAGCACCGGGTTGAGCTGATCGTCGGTGAAGAACCACACCGACTCGCCCGTCAGCTCCATGTTCTGCGCGTCGCTCGCGATCAGCGACACCGGGTCTTGCAGGTCGTTGACATCCTGGAACAAGTCGAACACCGGGCCGCTCGTGATCTCGTTCGCGTCGTCACCATCGCCGTCGTAGAGCTTCAGCGGGAGCGACTTCACGCTGTCGCTGAACAACCGGATGCAGGCGAAGATCCACGCCTCCTGCTCCATCGGGTTGTTGAACGTCTCGGACGTGAACGACGGATCGACGCCCATCGACTGCGAGCTGCCCGTCCACTGCTGCCACGACTTCCCGAGCGGCTGGATCACCGTGACGCGACGCGTCGGCTGCGCTGCTGCCTTTGAGGTCTTCGTCCGCGACGCCTTGCGCTTGCTCGTTGCCATGTCGAGTCACCATCGAGGCTAGTGGGTGCCGTTGCGCGACGCAAGGTGCCTCGCGCCGCTGAGGTACGTGCGGAACTTCCCGCCGACGTTCGCCTTGCGCGACAGCGCGATCACGAGGCTGTCGCCGTGGTCGGGCGAGCGACCGATGATGCGCCGCAGATCCTCCTTGCTTGGCATCGTCATCGTCTCGTTCGCCGCGTAGTCCCAGGACAACGCCATCAGGTCCGCGCGGGTTCGGGCGTACTTCTGCGGGATCGCGAGCGCCCGGTCCTCCAGCAGCCGACGCGCCACCCAGTGCAGCTCGCAGCGACGGTTGCGGAAGCGCATCGCCCGCCCGACGAGGTGGTCCCAGTCGCCGACCGCAGCCTCGCCGAAGTCAACGGCGTCAACCGCCAGCCCGCACTCGCGCAGACGATCGACGACGCCGCCGCCAACGCCCGACACGTCCACGTGGATGTTCTCGCCGGGGATCTCCCACTCCTCGGCCAGCCGGATCACCGTCGCTGCCGTCGTCATCGTGTCGGCCTTGCGCCACTCGTGCTGCCCGCGAACGCGACCCTCGATCACCGCAGTCGCGACGCTCGCGTCGCTGCCGAAGCGCGCCACGTCCACGCCCATGTGCCGCCCGCCAGCACCCGGCTGCAAGTCCTCGCCCGCCTCGATCAGCGACATCGGGAACAGGCACCGCTCGCCCTCGTCGGGGAAGTCGCCGAGGATGTTCGACTGCCACATCGGGTGCGTCTCATACGACGGCCCGAGCAGCTCACGCCTCCGCTCGATCGCGTCGCGCGTCGTCAAGCCCTTCGCGGGCGGCGGGTCCGGCACGTCGAACGCGCTGATCTTCGATGTCCACCAGCGCGGCTTCGCGAACGCCTCGTAGAAGCGACCGGACTTCCGCACCGGGTTCCCGACCATCACGAGCTTGCAGTTCGCGCCCGTCATCAGGTCGAGGCACGCGTCGTGGATCGCATCGGGCACCGCGTTCGCCTCGTCGATCAGCACGAGCACGCCGCCCGGTGCGTGAACGCCACGGAAGTGGTCGGGCTCGTCGGTCGAGACGCCGCGCGCGACGTGATCGAGCCCGATCTCGTACTGCGTCGTCAGCATCCGTCCCGGCAGCTTGACGCGCGAGCGCTCGAACATCGCTCGCTTCTCGCGCCACAGCAGCTCCTCGACCTGATACCACGTGCCCGCCGTCGTGATGACCTTCGACTGGTCGTTGCAGCACATCCACGCGAGGCCGAGGATCGCCATCGTGAACGACTTGCCCACGCCCGTCGCGGCGCGCACGGCGAGTAGGTCGTGCGTGTCGAACGCGTTGAGGATGGTGCGCTGCGCTTCCCACGGCGCGACGCCGAGGATCTCCTCGGCGAACGCGAGCGTTCGCCCCCTGTACGCGGCGAAGCGCGCGACATCGAGCGAGGCGGCGACGACGCGCGCGAGCCGCGCCTGCGCGACGCTCTCGAATATGTCGGCGAGGTCTTGCCCCTTCACTCCAGCGCCTGCCCAGCCCTGAACTGCTGGATCGCTTGGTGCTGCTGCGCCGTTCGCATCCGCAGCGTGATCTCCGAGATCAGCTTGTCGGCTCCGTCGCCGAGCTGGCTCACGAGCACGTCGGCAACCATCGCGAGCGTCGCGCGCATCTCCTCCATCGAGAACGACACGCGCTCGCGCGCCGCGACCTCGCGCGCACGCTCAGCCCGGTGCGCGCGCCGCTCGACGTGCCGCACCGCAACTTCCCACGCCTTGTCCGACTCCGCGCCCCTCGACAGATGCTGCTTCAGCTCCGCGAGCGCCGTCGATGCGCGCGCGGTGTTGTTCGCGCGCACCGCTGACTCGACCTCGCCGAACAACTCGACCGCGACGCGTCGGAAGTTCGGCGTGTCGCCCTCCTGCGCGCGCTCGATCATCGTCTCGGCCCGCGCACCGATCAGCGCCACGTCGCGCTCGGTCCTCAGCAGGTCCGGGTCCACGACCTGCGCCTCGAACAGCTTGGCGGCGGCGTCGCGCAGCGCGCCCGAGTACCGCCCGCCCTGCGTGTAGACGCCTCGGCGGTTCGTCTTCACCGAGCCGCCGTGGTGGTAGCAGACACGCATCCCCGGAGTGACCGTTCCCTCGCAGCGCAAGTACCCGGCGTCCGAGCGCGTGCGCGCTGGCCGCGCGGTGCACTGCATCCGCAGCCGACCGCCGATCGCGCGGTAGTAGATCAGCCCGTCCTCGGGCGTCCACAGCTCCTTCGGTCGCGCGTCCATGCCGCCGCCGACACCGGGGTCGAGTGCGTGCCGCACGGCTGGCGGCAGCTTGTACTTCGGGTCGAGCGGCTTGCGCGGCTTCGCGCCTTCATGCGGTTGCTCTGTCGGCATGTTCAGTCGCCCCCCTTATAGGGGGGGTCGCCCTCATTCGGAATGCGTCCTCGCACGCGCGGAACTGTAACGCGGTTGGCCGCTTCGCTTGTGGAGTCGTCCGCGTTCGATGCGCTCGAACGTCAGCCCGTCAGCCTCCAGCGTGGCTGACTTCCCGGTGAGCTTCTGCCAGCGCCGCACGATCACGTCGCAGTACGCGGGGCTGATCTCGACGCCGTAGCACTTGCGGTGGAGTTGCTCGGCGGCGACGAGCGTCGTGCCAGAGCCGAGGAACGGGTCGGTCACAAGATCAGCGGGACGGGAGTGCGCCGACACCAGTTTGGAAATCATGGCAACGGGTTTGGGTGTGGGATGTCCTTGTCGATCTTCTCCCGATGGCGCACTCATTTCCCACACATCGGTTGCATTCAGTCCGTGCTGCGCGTCGAACTCTCTCCGCTGCGCGTCGAACTCTCTCCGCTGTGCGTCGAACTCGCTCCGCTGTGCGTCGAACTCTCCGATGTCCACGCCCCGCGACGCAAACAGTGGTCGCAACTTGTCCCACGCCTCTCGTGTCGGCAACGCCCACTGCGACTTGCCGAAGTAATGTCCCGCCATTCCGTTCTTGCCCAAACACTGGTCGATCTCCTTGTTGGTGAGTTTGGCCTTCTTCTGCCAACCCATCAGTCTTTCGATGATGCTGGCGTATGCGCTCCTTGCTGCAATGTGTGAGGTTTTCGCGTTGAATGAAGCAAGGAGAGCATCTGGCGAATGCTGCTTTTCACACAGAAGCAATCGCTCGCTGCGTGGCCTCCATCGCCTCATGTCCTCAACAGATACCGTTCCACCTAGACCTGTCCCCTTGTACCAGACTATGTGATTGAACACCGCGAAATGTTCTCGCAACAGCCCCTCGATGTGCCACGCAAAATCCGGCGCGCACCACCATCCTGCGGTTCCGCGATCCATCATCTGCGGCGACCACACAGCAAACACGGACTTCAGGAATTCGAGAAAGCCCTCATACCCGTCAAAGTCGTTGTCCCAATCGGCATCGACCTTTGCAAAGTACGGTGGGTCGGCCATGATAAATGCGGCCTTGTTGCCGCTCATCAGTCGCGCCACGTCCTCGGGCTTCGTCGAGTCGCCGCAGAGCAGACGGTGATCGCCGAGGATCCACAGGTCGCCGACCTTGGTGACCGGGTTCGCTGGCGGCTCTGGTGTCTCGTCCTCGACGACATCGGTCTGTTGCTTGCCGTCATCGAGCTGCGCGCGGATGGCTTCGAGCGCGTCGCCGTCGAGTCGGA